ATCACGCGATGGACACACAATTGTCACATCAGCCAAGTTAAAAGAAGTTTCTTTAGTTACTGAACCGGCTTTCAAGTCTGCTCAGGTGCTAGAGATCGCAGCAGAGGAATCAATCCCTGCTGAACCAATCCAACCAGAAAGCGAGCCAGTCGTGGAAGAAACCACTACACCGGTAGAAGCTCCAGCAGTTGAAGCAGCAGCAGTCGAAGCCGCTCGCCCAACAGTTGCAGCAAACTTGCAAGTCCGCGAGCGCATTGCGCCAATCTCATCAGCACAGTACCTCGAAGCATCAATCAAGTCAGCACTTGGCGATGACGAAGCACGCCGCACAGTTCGTGCAGCAGATGATTCAACATCAACTAACACAGGTTTGACACTCCCATCACACCTCAACACATTCATCACAGACACTTTCACAGGTCGCCCAGCGTTTGAAGCAGCTACACGCGGCTCACTTGCAGGCATCGATGGAATGTCATTCACAGTTCCACGCCTTTATACCAACGCTTCATCTGCTGACGTCGCACCAACAGTTGCAGACACAAACGAAGGTGCAGCACCATCAGAAACTGGGATGACCTCAGCTTATGACACGATTTCAATCGAAAAATTTTCTGGATTGCAACGTGTGAGTTTTGAGCTCGTGGATCGCAGCTCACCTGCGTTCATGGAACTCATGATGGCAGAACTCCGCAAGGCATACGAGAAGGCTACAGATACAGCACTTCTAGCAGCGTTCGTAGCATCTGGTACAACAGCAGCAACAACAGCAGCAACAGCGGCTGGACTTCAGTCATTCGTGTCTGTAGAAGGCGCAGCAGCATACAAGGGCACAGGCGGAGACTTCGCTAACAAGCTCGTTGCATCAACAGATCAATGGGCTGCTATCGCAGGATACGCAGACTCAACAGGTCGCGCACTCTACTCAGCACAGGGCGCAACACAGAACGCATCAGGCAACGCAGTAGCGACATCAGTCGTTGGTGGCGTACTTGGTACAGACCTCATTGTTGATCACAACATCTCAACATCAGGCATCGTTGATAACTCAGCGTTCCTCGTTGCTCCAGCATCTGTTTACACATGGGAGTCACCAACAACTCAGCTCCGTGTAAACGTTCTTACATCAGGCGAGATTGAAATCAATCTCTACGGATACCTCGCTATCTACCTTGCTAAGTCAGGTAAGGGCGTTCGTAAGTTCAACCTTACATAATAGCAATACCCTAAGTCGCTCAAGGGGGCTGCCAGAGCCCTTGCAGCTCCCTTGAGTCTTTAGAAAGGACAATATGAGTACAACAACAGTTGCAGAACTTCGCACAGCTCTCGGAATCGGAACTCTTTACACCGATGCCGTATTGCAGTCCGTCTGCGATGCTGCTGATGATGTTATGTTGCCTTTTCTATGGACTAACACGACTCCTGCCATTGCTCACAGCAATGTTGGCACAGATGGCACACTCTACTTCAATGACTATGTGCAAGATGTGTTCTATGTAGGACAGTCAGTTGTAATCACTAAGTCCGGTACTAAGTTCAATGGAACTAAGACAATCACCGGCGTTGGTGAGAAGAGTATCAATGTCACAACAACTCACACAAGCGATAATCCTTATCACCCAATCAACCCTTATGGTCAGGTTGCGGCAGATACTTATGTCGATTACACAACTATTGCAGCAGTCCAAGAGGCTAGCCTGATGATCAGCGTGGCAATCTGGCAAGCTCGTCAAGCTCCAACCGGACAAGGCGTGAGCATCGATGGATTCGCTCCAAGCCCTTACACAATGTCTAATCAGCTCATGGCTCGCGTTCGTGGCTTACTTGCACCATATCTAAGCCCTAACTCAATGGTGGGCTAATGCCAGCGATTACCACCCTACGATCTAGCATCGCCTCAGCTCTTACTGATAACACCAAGTGGTCAGTATTCTCATACCCACCAGCGAGCCCTATTGCTAACTCTGTAATCATCAGTCCTGCTGATCCATACATCACCCCGACTAATAACGATTACACATCTATTGCGCCAATGGCTAATTTTTCACTTAACATACTTGTGCCTTTACTCGATAACCAAGGCAACCTTGCAGGCATTGAAGATGACATAGTGCGCATCTTTCAACTCTTGGAAGCATCGAGCATTGTGTTCAATGTAGGGAGCGTGAGCGCACCAGCCGTTCTGAGCCTACCTACTGGAGACTTGCTGAGTTGTACAATACAGCTCAGCACCCTAACGGAATGGAGTTAAATCATGACCGATTTAGCGCAATGGGAAAAAGAAAATGAAGCCTTCCTGATTAAAATCGGTCAGGTTGCTTCTAAGCCAGAAACAAAAACAACAACTAAGAAAGATGAGGAATAACCTAAATGGCAGTATTTCTAAGCAACAATGTAGGCGTAAAGGTTAACTCCGTTGATCTTAGCGACCATGTAACATCAGTAACTATCAACCGTTCATTCGATGAACTCGAAGTTACAGCAATGGGTGACTCAGGACACAAGTTCGTTAAGGGTCTTGAAGCATCATCTATCACAATCGACTTCTTGAACGACACAGCATCAGCTAACGTTCTTGCAACACTTCAAGCAGCATGGGGAACTAATGTTCCAATCGTGCTCCTACAGACAAAGGGAACAGCAGTCTCAGCGACTAACCCTCTCTACACAGCAACATGCCTTGTCAACAACACAACCGATATCAACGGCGCAGTAGGTGACCTCGGAACTCAGAGCATCACATTCAATGTCTCAGGTACTATTGCTGTTGCAACAACTGGCACATTCTAACCAACTAACTAAGGGGCTAATATGGCAAAGCTAAAGGTAACAAGGGCTGACGGACAGGTTCAAGAGTTTGAGATAACTCCCCTGATCGAGTATGCCTTCGAGCAATACGCCAAGAAGGGCTTTCACAAAGCTCTGATAGAAGACCAGAAGCAGTCAGATGTATATTGGCTCTGCTGGGAAGCAATAAGGCGTTCGGGTGAAACAGTCAAACCTTTCGGGGAACAGTTCTTAGAGACACTCAAGTCAGTTGAGGTCTTAGAGTCTGACCCTTTAGGGTAGATCGGAACTCCCTCACCTATCTCGCAGCTCGCTTGAGTTACGAGTATGGAGTTCCCTTCAACACCATTGTCGAATTACCGGCTCTGGCTTTCAAGGCACATATAGAAGTCCTCAAGGACATAGCGAAGGAGCGAAGCGATGCGCATCGAAATACGCGGAAACGCTGACCTTCGCAAAGCAATGCGACGCTTCACGCCCGACCTTGAGAAAGCCTTACGCAAAGAGATTGGCGCAGCTCTTCGCCCAGTTGTAAGAGAAGCAAAGGGATTCGTTCCGGCTGCATCTCCTATGTCTGGGTGGGCTGGTCGCTCATTTAGTGAAGGCAAGTTCCCAACCTTTAATGCTTCAATCATGAAGGCTGGCATTAAGTATTCAGCAAGTCCTAGCAAGGTAAACGCACAAGGCTTCAGCTCGATGGCAAGCGTTCAGAACAACAGCCGCGTAGGTTCTATCTATGAAGGTGCTGGTCGCGCTAATCCTAATGGACAGCCTTGGGTTGGTCCTAAAGGTTCAGGCAGTAATCGATACAGCAAGTCCAGAAATCCTAAAGCCGGAGAACAGTTCATTGCTAACCTGCCACCGCTTGTTGGCAGCCTTAAAGGTCGAGGTCGCTTAATCTATCGCGCTTGGGCTAACAACAGAGGCAAGGCAGAAGGAGCAGTCAATAAAGCAATTGACACAGCTCTTGCAGAATTTAGAGCTCGCGCTAAACAAGGTCTAGGGAAGGCAGCATAATGGCAACGATCTATGAAGAGATTAAGATTGCTTCCAAGGCTGACACCCGTGGATTTAAGAAGGCTGAATCAGCCGCATCTAAACTAAACAAGACTCTTAGAAACCTAGGCTTAGCTCTTGGTACAACTGCAATCGTCTCTTATGGCAGAGCAGCAGTCAAGGCTTTCGCAGCCGATGAAGCAGCAGCCAATCGCCTAGCAACGGCAGTAGATAACCTTGGTCTTTCATTCTCCCAAGTGCAGGTTGCAACCTTTATCGACGAGCTAGAGCGCAGCGCAGCAATAGCCGATGATGTACTTCGCCCAGCCTTCCAAGGATTACTGACAACAACTGGATCACTTACCCAATCTCAGAAGCTGCTCAACGATGCAATCCAAATCTCAAGAGCAAGCGGAGTAGATTTAGCCACGGTCGCAACGGATTTAGGCAAAGGCTATGTAGGTATTACTAGAGGCTTAACTAAGTACAACACAGGCTTAACTAGAGCAGAGATTACAACCAAATCATTCAATGAGATTCTAGGTATCATGCTGGCGCGATCAGCAGGAGCGGCTCAGGATTATCTTGATACAACCTCTTACAAGATGGAAGTCTTAGCGGTAGCAACCGGCAATGCTCAAGAGACAATTGGTAAGGGTCTAGTAGATGCCTTCGCTCGCATAGGGGGCGGCACAGAAGCAAGTGATGCTGCTAAAGCAATTGATAACATTGCAAAGTCCACTAGCAATGTAATAGTTGCATTGGGTACAGCAATTGGATTTATCGAGAAGTTCCGCAAAGGCTACACAAACTTCTTAGCCGGTGGTGATGTCAATGCCATGATGCAAGGCGCAAAGCCAAGCACTAATCGATCTAAGTCTCCAGCCGGAACAGCACAGCGCACAGCCCAGCAGCGAGCAGCAGAGGCAACAGCAGCCAAGCGAGCCAAGGAGTTAGCAGCCTTGCAGACTAAGCAGGTTAAGTCTCAGAAGGCTTTGACTGACGAGCAGAAGAAGCAGAACGCTCTTAAGAAGGCTGGCTCAATCTTTGACCTAGAGCAAGTGCAACTCATTGCTGCCCTTAAGGGTAAGTTATCTGAAGAAGATCGTAAGCGCGTTGAACTTCAATTTGCTTTGCTAGTAGGCAATGTATCTGAGGCTAAGAAGCTAACTAATGAAATAGCAGTTGCTCAAGGTCTAGGTGAGAAGCTCGCAGGATATCTTGCAAGCCTTCCAGATGCTAAGAACCCGTTTGCCTCATGGAGCGCATACCTCGATATGCTCGCAGCCAAGGCAAAGGCTATAGTTCTTAATCCATCTAACCCTAGTTACAACAGCCCATCTAATCCTGATTTTAATAGTTCTTTAGGCTTTAACAACAATCCTTCATTTCCAGAAACTAATGTGACACCATTCCCTAGATCAACACCCGGCAGTTTCCGCAGAGCAGAAGAACAATCTAATCTGACTGGACCAATTCAGGTTTCAGTCAATATCGATGGAAAGCAAATTGCCTCTGCATTACAGGATACTTCCCTTTCAGGTATCTCATCGAGTGTTAATAGAACCTACGGAAGCTTTGCAGGTCGCTAATGGCTTTACCTGCCGAGATATCCGTATCCTTCGACTTTAGTTCTGGCGCTACTTTCGGCTACCCATTTACTATCGGCGATGCTAAGTACGGAGTTCTAGGCACAGGCACACTCGGTTCATCTACAGTTCCAGTTCCGATTGTTGATCTAACTCCTAATGTCCGCAGCATTACTATCAACCGTGGCAGAGATATCCAAGCCGATACCTACATCGCTGGCACAGCCGTTGTGCGTATTACAGACCCAGATTCTTACTTCAACCCACAGAACACAGCCAGCCCGTATTACGGCTATTTAGTACCTCTACGCAAGGTGCGTATCTCAGCTACAACAGCCACAACCCAAGAGTTCTTATTCTCAGGCTATACAACTGAGTACCGATATACCTATGACCAAGCCGAGCAGATGGGCTATGTCGATATCTATATCGCCGATGCTTTCCGCTTGTTTAACTTGGCTCAAATAACAACCGTTGCAGACTCAGGAGCAGGACAGGCAACCGGCACACGCATAGGCAAGATATTGGATCAAGTGGACTTCCCTGCCAATATGCGCACACTTGCTACTGGTCAGTCTAACTGCATCGCTGACCCTGGAACGCTTCGCACAAGCCTTAATGCGGTTAAGAACGCAGAGTTCTCAGAGCAGGGCGCATTCTTTATCAATGGCTCAGGCACAGCAGTATTTAAGGATCGGAACTCAGTAGCTTCTTCTATCTCTGGAACTCCTATCGAGTTTAATCAGACCGGCGGTATTCCTTATCGTAACCTCGTATTTGCCTTCGATGACAAGCTCATCATCAATCAAGCCCAGATGACCCGCTATGGCGGCACAGCACAGTTCTACGAGAACGCAGACAGTATTGCCCGATACTTCCCTCACCAGTACAGCGCACAGGATTTAGTTATCGATACCGATGCCAATGCCCTCAATATCGCTGCAACCTATGTAGCCACTAGAGCTGAGACAACTATCCGCATCGACCAGATGCTTGTCGATCTACTAGACCCAGCAGTACCAACTGACACAATGATTGGCTTAGATTACTTTGACAATCTAAGAATCAGCAATATCCAGCCAGACGGCTCTACCATCGTTAAGACTCTGCAATGCCAAGGTCTATCATGGAATATCAGCCCTAATTCAATGCAGGTAACAGTTACAACACTTGAGCCCATAACCGATGGATTCATTATAGGAAGCACAGAACGCGGTATAATTGGCGTGAGTGCAATGACTTACTAGGAGATATAAATGCCAACAGGTATGCCGACCAGCACAGGAGATATCCTGACTGCCCCAATTTTTAACAGCTTAGTGACTTTTACCATCGGCGCAGACAACACAGGCGATTACACAGCCGTACTTGCTGACCAGTATCAGGTGCTCGAGGTAATGAACAAGGCAACAGCCATTGCGTTCAAGCTGCCTACCAATGCCTCAGTAGCCTTCCCAGTAGGCACAGCAATCACAGTTCTCAACAAGGGCGCAGGGCTCTGCACAATCTCAGCAGTCACTTCAGGCACAACAACAGTTCTTTCAGCCGGTGCAGTAGCAGCTTCTCCTACTTTGGCTCAATACAAGACAGCGGTTTGCATTAAGACTGCAACAGATACTTGGTATGTTGTTGGTGGCATTGCTTAATGATCGGAGCAATCACAGCAGGGCTATTTAGTGTAGGCACTCCAGCCTCGACTAACAGTTATGAGTCAATTGCGACAGTAACCGTTGGCGGTGGTGGTGCAGCCTCTATCGCTTTCAGCAGCATTGGCACTACTTGGAAGCACCTACAAATTAGAGGCATAAGCCGCTCTACAGATTCAGCCGCTTATACTCAAACTCAGCTTACAATCAACGGCGTTACAACAAATTACACCCTGCACCAGTTATTCGGTGACGGTTCAGCGGCTAGTGCCTATGGAGTAACAGGTCAATCAAGCACTCAATTTGAATCAATGGTTGCCGATACTGCGTCTGCGAGCATTTATGCAGCAAGCGTCATTGACATCTTGGACTATCAGGACACTAACAAATATAAGACTTTCCGCATCTTGGCTGGTTACGATGCAAACGGCTCAGGTCGCTTAGCTCTATCATCAGGTATGACTACTACAAACACAAACGCGGTTACTTCGGTCACGCTAACTCCTCGCTTTGGAAACTTTAAGCAGTACAGCCAATTCGCGCTTTACGGGATTAAGGGGTAATCATGGCAGCCGGATCAACATACACCCCGATAGCGACTACAACGCTGGGAAGCGCACAGGTGTCTTATACCTTCACATCTATTCCAAGCACTTACACAGATTTAGTTTTAGTCGCAGGTATTGCGGGAGTGAACACAGCAGGTAGCGCGTATTCAATCCAATTAAATGGAGATACTGCTAGCAACTACAGCGCAACTGCTTTGATTGGTAATGGTTCAGCAGCAACCAGCGAAAGAACTTCCAATGTAACAATTCTGCAAGTTGGAGCACAAGGGTTGGGATCAGGAACAGGCGTTGAAAACCTTGTAATATCTTTTATGAATTATAAAAACACGACAACAAATAAAACAGTTTTAAGCCGTTGGGCTGGTGCGGCTATTGGCACAACTGCATCCGTTGGGATGTGGCGCAATACTGCCGCTATAACTTCAATCCTTATTCAACTCAACGGAACGCGTACTTTTAACGCCGGCTCAACCTTCACCCTCTACGGAATCGCGGCTGCATAATGCCTAATACATTTGAACTTATTGCAAGCTCGACAGTCGGCTCAGGCGGTGCTTCAAGCATCGATTTTACTTCTATTCCTAGCACTTACACAGACCTATGTCTCAAGTTTAGTGGGCGTTCAAGCGCCGCAGATGTTCAGCAATCTATGGGTTACAACTTCAACGGCAGCACAAGCGGATACACAGCAAGAACTTTATTGAACTATCAGGGAACTGTTTATTCGACTTCGATGACAACTTTAACCATAGGTGGAACAGTTTATGGGCGCTTAGATGATAGCGGCTTAGTAGCTGCTAACTCTACCGCTTCAACATTTTCTAATGGTGAATTGTATATTCCTAATTATGCCGGATCTACCAATAAATCTTGGTCATGGGATATTGTGGCAGAAAATAACTCAACTGCTGCAACTGGTCTTTTGGTTGCAGGATTGTGGTCAAATACTGCCGCAATCAACAGCATCAAACTAATCCCAAACGTTGGTTCTTTCGTTCAATACTCAACCGCCTATCTATATGGAGTCAAAAATGCCTAATCCAACACGAATCGAAATCGACTGCTCTACAGGCATCGAGTCAATCATTGAACTCACCGATGCTGAGGTTGCAGAGTTAGAAGCTCAGGCTGCTATTGCAGAACAGCAGAAAGCAGAAGCCGATGCAAAGGCAGAAGCCGATGCAGTAGCGAAGGCTGCTCTACTTGCAAAGCTAGGCATTACAGCAGACGAAGCGAAGCTATTGTTGGCATGACTCCCAAGTTATGCAAAGCCGGTCAGCAGTTAAGGCTTCAGATAGATGATTCTTACGCGTCAAGAGATAAGTCCAGCGATGGCTGGCTTGGCGATGCCCGTCATTCATCGCGTGCTTCTGACCACAATCCTGATGCAAAGGGTATCGTCAGAGCCATTGATATTGACAGGGATTTATCTGGAAAGAAAAAGCCTGACCTCATGCCTGACCTTGCGGATCAGATTCGACACGCAGCAAAGTCTGACAAGAGCATTGCTTACATCATATTCGCAGGAAAGATTGCTTCCCCTCGCATGGG